CACATTCCGCACGACGATGTGGTGCTTCCCGAAGAAGTGCAAGGTATCCGGGCCTTCGGATCGGAAACCGAATCCGAATCCGTCGCGGCGGTCGTCGTGCGCCATCTGGAGACGATGCGCAACAAGCACGCCATCACGCTGGAACACCTGCGGATGGGCGCGCTCAAAGGCGTGATCCTCGACGCCGATGGTTCGACGCTCTACAACCTGTTCGCAGAGTTCAACATTCCGCAGACGACGATCTCCTACGCACTCGGCACGGACGGCACCAACGTCAAGGCCAAGTGTATGGAGACGCTGGCGGCCATCGACGAAGCTCTCAGCGGTGAGTTCTCCACCGGCGTTCACGTGCTGTGCTCGCAGGAGTTCTTCGCCGCGCTGACGGGACACAAGAACGTCAAGGACGCCTTCGTCAATTGGCAAAACGGTTCGATCCTCATCAACGATGTCCGCAAAGGCTTCACCTTTGGCGGCATCACCTTCGAGGAGTACCGGGGCAAGGCGTCCGATGCCAGCGGGAATGTGCGCCGCTTCATCGCCGCTGGTGAAGCGCATGCCTTCCCGGTAGGCACCATCGATACCTTCGGCACCTACTTCGCACCGGCAGATTTCAACGAAACCGTCAACACGGTCGGTCAGCCGCTGTACGCCAAGCAGGAGCCGCGCAAGTTCGAACGGGGCACCGATCTGCACTCGCAATCCAATCCGCTGCCGATGTGCCATCGTCCAGGCGTGCTGGTGAAGCTGTCGGTGGCGTGATGGCCCTGATCGAGCGTCTGTACCAGTCCGCCGCCAATGCGGGCCTGACGGTGCGCTGCTGCTGGCAGCCTGCGGGCGGCGGGCCCGCCAGAACGCAGCAGGTCGGCTTCTCCGCGCCGGATGACACCGTGCTCGACGGTCTGGCCTTGAACACCGACTACGCGATCACCTATCCGTCGTCGGTGTTTGTGGGCCTCGCCGCGCGCGACACCGTGGTGATCGACGGCGTGAGCTATCAGGTGCGCGATGTCCGGGCCGTTGGCGACGGCTCGGAGATGCGCGCCAAGCTCACGAGGCTTTGACCGATGGCTGGCAACTCGATCCGCGAGCGGATTCTGCTCGCGGTGCTCGACGCTGTCCGTTCGCCGGTGGAATCGCTCGGGGCCACGGTGCACCGCTCGCCCACGGTGGCCATCAGCCGGGAGCAATCCCCGGCGCTGGTGGTGTTCCCCGAATCCGAGCAGATCACCGAACGCGCCAACGACCGCGTCACGCGCGAACTGACCGTGCGCCTCGTTGCGCTGGCCCGTGCTGTGCCGCCCGCGATTCCGGAAACCGAAGCCGACCGGTTGCTCACCGCCGCCCACGCCGCGCTGCTGGTCGACCGGAATCTGGGCGGCCTGTGCCTCGGCATCCGCGAGCAGGACTGCGAATGGGATGTCGAGGACGCCGACGCGGTCGCGGCATCGATCCCGGCGCGCTACGCGATCACCTATCGCACGCTCGACACCGATCTTTCAACCAACGGATGACACCCATGACCTCCATCGTCTTGACCCGCCCGCACACCCATGCGGGCAAACCCCACGCAGCGGGCGAACGGCTCGATGTGGAACGCGGCACCGCCGACTGGCTCGTCGCCAACGGCATCGCGCGCCACGACCGCCAGCCCGCACCTGTACCGCAGCCGGAAGGCGACGGCGCGCCCGTCGAACCCACCCGATCCATCACCACCCAACGCAAGGAATCCAAATCATGAGCACCTACGCCAGCTTTCAGGGCCGCGTCTTCCTCGGCAAGCGCGATACCGACGGCCTTCCCATCGAAGTGCGCTCGCCCGGCAACGTCGCCGAGCTGAAGCTCTCGCTCAAGACCGATGTGCTGGAGCATTACGAGAGCCAGACCGGCCAGCGTTCGCTGGATCACCGGATGGTCAAGCAGAAGTCGGCCACGGTGAACCTCACCATCGAGGAGTTCACCAAGGAGAACCTTGCGCTGGCGCTCTACGGCAACCACATCACCGGCACGACCGGCTCGGTGACCGCCGAGACCATTGGCGGTAATGGCTTGATCGGGCCGGTCATCGGCGACCGCTACTTCTTCGCGCACCCGAAGGTGTCGGCGGTGGTGGTCACGGATTCGGCGGGCACGCCCGCGACGCTGGTGGCGGGCACCCACTACACCGTGGACACCGACTTCGGTGCCCTCCAGTTTCTGGATACCACCGGCTTCACCGCGCCGTTCAAGGCGGCCTACACCTTTGGTGCGGCCACCGAGATCGGCATCTTCACGCAGTCGGTGCCCGAGCGCTATCTGCGGCTGGAAGGCATCAACACCGCGCAGGGCAACGCCAAGGTGCTGGTCGAGCTGTACCGCGTGGCCTTCGATCCGCTGAAGGAAATCTCCTTCATCTCGGACGAGTACAACAAGTTCGAGCTGGAAGGCTCGCTGCTGGCCGACACCACCAAACCCTATGACGCGGTGCTCGGCCAGTTCGGCCGCATCGTGCAACTGTGATGGTGACTGCCATGAGCGATCTGGAAGCCCTCATCCCGCAGGCGGTGGAACTGGTCATCGACGGCGAGCCGCTGGCCATCAAGCCGCTGAAGGTCGGGCAGATGCCCGCCTTCCTGCGTGCGATCACGCCGGTGATGCAGCACCTCGGTGGCGACGGCATCGACTGGCTCACGCTGTTCGGCGAACGCGGAGACGATCTGCTGACGGCGGTGTCGATTGCCGTCGGCAAACCGCGTGAGTGGGTCGATGAGCTGGCCGCCGACGAGGCCATCCTACTGGCGGCCAAGGTGATCGAGGTGAACGCGGATTTTTTTACCCGGACGGTGATGCCAAGGCTCGACGGACTGATCACGCAGGCGAGCACGGTGGCGGCTGGTTCGACGCCGTCCAGCACTTGATCGCGCACGGCCACCGCCTGCCGGACATCCTCGACTACACCTTGGCGCAGGTGCGTGGCTTCAGCGCCGCCACCGTGCGCGCCGACGCGGCACGCGACGCGAACCTGCTGTCGCTGATCGCCATCGGCGCGCGCGGCGAATCGCGTCATCTCGACCAGACCCTCGACAGGTTGCAAGACCGTGCGCATATCGATCCGCATCGATAGCAAGGCCGCGCAGGCGCAGTTGCGCCGCTGGGGCGGCGAGTTCCGCGACAAGGTCAAGAAGGCGGTCGCGCGCGGCATCGCGTCCGAGGCCGCCGATCTGAAGCAGGACGTGCGCAGCCACGTCGCGGGCCAGATGACCGTGGTCAAGAAGTCCTTCGTCAAGGGCTTCACCGCCAAGGTGCTCGACAAGGACAAGAACCGACTGCCTGCGCTCTACGTCGGCTCGCGCATTCCGTGGTCGGGCATCCACGAGCGTGGCGGCGTGATCGGTGGCCGGATGCTGATCCCGCTGCACGGGCGCGTGGGCCGCAAACGCTTCAAGGCGCAAATCGCCGAGTTGATGCGCGGCGGCAACGCCTACTTCATCAAGAACGCCAAGGGGAACCTCGTGCTGATGGCCGAGAACATCAAGGAACACGACCGGCCACTGTCGGGCTTCAAGCGCCGCTACCGCAAGGCCGAAGGCATCAAGAAGTTGAAGCGCGGCGCGGACGTGCCCATCGCCGTGCTGGTGCCGCGCGTGCAGCTCAAGAAGCGGCTGAACGTCGAGCGCATGGTCGCCGGTCGTATCCCGCGCCTGTCGGTGGCCATCGAAAAGCAGTTGCGGCAGGTGGACTGACGTGGCGAACCGTATTTCTGTCCTCGTTGCGCTGGAAGGCGCGGACGAGGGGCTCAAGCGCGCCATCAACAGTGCCGAGCGCAGCCTCGGTGGCTTCGGTGCCAGCGCCAAGACCGCCAGCGACAAGGCGGCTGCCGGGATCGCCGAGGTCAAGGCCGGGATGAACGCCTTTGGCGATCAGGTCGCCAAGGCCAAGACCCAGTTGCTGGCGTTCCTGACCATCAACTGGGCCAGCGGCAAGCTGCAGGAGATCGTCCAGATCGCCGATGCGTGGAACATGATGTCCGCGCGCCTGAAGCTCGCTACCGCAGGCAGCCGCGAGTACACGGTCGCGCAGAAGGAACTGTTCGCCATCGCCCAGCGCATCGGCGTGCCGATCCAGGAAACCGCGACGCTCTACGGCAAGCTCCAGCAGGCGGTGCGGATGCTGGGCGGCGAGCAGCAGGACGCGCTGTCTCTCACCGAGAGCATCTCGCAGGCCCTGCGCATCTCCGGCGCATCGGCCACCGAGGCGCAGTCGGCGCTGTTGCAGCTCGGGCAGGCGCTGGCCTCGGGCGTGCTGCGCGGCGAGGAATTCAACTCGGTCGTCGAGAACAGCCCGCGTCTGGCCAAGGCGCTGGCCGATGGCCTGAACGTGCCCATCGGGCGCTTGCGCAAGCTGGCCGAGGAAGGACGGCTGACCGCCGACGTGGTGGTCAATGCGCTGAGTTCGCAGCGCGACAAGCTGGCCGCCGAGTACGCGCAGTTGCCGATGACGGTCAGTCAGGCCTTCACGCGCCTGTCCAACGCCTTCGGCCAGTGGATCAGCAAGCTGGACGAATCGACCGGTTTTACCAAGAAGCTCGCCGAGGCCCTGACGTGGTTGTCGGAAAACCTCGACACGGTGATGAAGTGGCTCCAGCGCATCGCCGAGGTCGGCCTTGCGGTGCTGATCTACCGGCTGATCCCGGCGCTGATCATCGCGTGGCAGACGGCGGGCGCGGCGGCGGTGACGGCGGCCAGCACCACGGCGGCAGCGTGGGCGACGGCGAACCTGTCGCTGTCGAACGCCATCGCCACCGTCGGCAAGCTGCGCGTGGCCTTCGGCGTGCTCGGCGCGGCCATCATCGGCTGGGAGATCGGCACGTGGCTCTCGGAGAAGTTCGAGATCGTCCGCAAGGCGGGCATCTTCATGGTGCAGGTGCTGATGACCGGCATCGAGCACCTGCGCTTCCGCTGGGAGGTGTTCGCTGCCATCTTCACCTCCGACACCATCGCCGAAGCCACCAAGCGCCACGCCGAACGCCTGACGGAGATGAACCGCATCTTTGCCGAGATGTACGCCGACGCTAGCGAAGGTGCGAACGCGGCCAAGGGCGCGATGAACACCGCCGCGACCGCCGCCGAGGAAATCGCCAAGCGGCTCGAAGCTGTGCGGCAAGGCACGCAGGAAGCGGTCGGGCGCGGCATCGAGGCGGTTCATGCCGCGCTGGAGAAGCTGAAGGGGCGTCTGGGCGAGGTCGAGCAGGCGGTCGGCAAGGCGCAAGGCGTGGTCAACGACGCCACCGCCAAGATGGCCGAGGCCTACAAGGGCTTCACCGCCATCGTCGAAGCCAATCTGCAAACGCAGATCACGGCGGTCAAGGCCCGCTACGAACAGGAAAAGGCAGAACTGGAACGCACCCAGCAGTCCGAAACCGCCAAGATCACCAAGTCCACGCAGTTGCTCACCGAGGCGCTGACGCAGCAGGCCACGCTGCGCCGTCAGGCCACCACCGACACCCTGCAACTGATCGACCAGGAAACGCAGGCGCGCAAGGACGCTGCCGCCCGCCAGGGTCAGACCGAGGCCGAGCGCGCCGCCAACGTGCAGCGCGTCGAGAACGACATCCTCGCCACCAAGCGCCAGACCCTGGCGCAGGCGCTGGGCGAATACCGCCAGCACATCGACGCCCTCAACGCCGAAGCCAACCGGCATCTGGCCGAAGTCCAGCGCATCGAGGAGGCCAAGCGCCAGTTGTCGATGTCGACGGAGGAGCGCATCCGCGACATCCGGCGGGCGGGGCTATCGGAGTACGAGGCCACCGAGGATCGCAAGCGCCAGATTGCAGAGATGCAGGAGCAGGCGCGTCGCGCGCTGGCCAACGGCGAGCTGGAGCTGGCCCGCCAGCTCGCCCAGAAGGCGATGGACATGGCGGCGCAGGTCGCCAGCAGCCAGACCAGCGAGGCCAAGCGCGCCGAGGAAGCGCGCAAGCAGGCCGAACAGGCGGTGTCGCAGGCCACGCAGTTGGAAGCGCAGTCGCGCGAGGCCTACCGCAGGCAGGAATACCAGCAGGCCACCGACCTGATGCGGCAGGCCGACCAGCTGCGCGCGGAACTGGCGCAGAAGGCCAAGGACGCCGATGTGCAGGCCGCGCAAGGCAAGCAAGGCGTGCGCGAGGCCATCGACCGCATTCGCCAGTCCGAGGAAATCCTCAACCAGACGCTGGATGCTGAGGCCAAGGCGCACCAGACGGCGGCACGCTCGGCGCTCAGCGCGCGCGACGAGATTCAGCGCACGCTGTCGGAAACCACCCGCCAGATCGACGACATCACCGCCAAGCTCAAGGACGGCCTGAAGCTCACGCTCGACGCCGACACCACGCGCTTCGACAAGGCCATCGCCGATCTGGACAAGGCGCTGGCCGAGAAGGAATACCTGCTGCAGATCCAGGCCGACCTGCAGGAAGCTGAAAGGCAGCTCAAGGAATACGAGGCGCTGCTCAAGGAAGGCAAGACGCTGCCGGTCGACGCCGATGTCAGCAAGGCGCGCGAGGCGCTGGACAGGCTCAAGACCTACGCCGACCAGAACGCGCAATTCGAACTGAAAGTCGCCACCGAGAAAGCGCAGGCGGCGATCACCAACGTCGAAGGGATGATCAACGCACTGGATCGTATCCAGACCGAATCCCACCACGCCATCAACCACAACGCGGATGCCGCGCGGGCCGAGGTGATGAGCCTCAACGGGATGCACACCACCAGCACCCACACGATCTACGTGACGAAGGTGGAGACCAACGCCACCGGCGGTCTGGTCGGTGCTGGTGTCAGGCGTTTCGCAGACGGTGGCGCGGTGTCTCCGGCGTTTCCCCGGATGACGGGCGGCTCCGTGCCCGGCTCCGGCCACCACGACACCGTCCCGCGCACGCTGGAGGCCGGAGCCTTCGTGATCCGCAAGGCAGCGGTACGCAAGTACGGCAGCGGCGCGCTGGCGCGGCTGGCAGGCGTTGCGCGGTTCGCCGTGGGCGGCCGTGTCCGTGCGATGTCGAGCAGCGGAAAACCCGCACCGGACACCGGCCCCGTTACCAAGCCCGACACCCCCAAGAAGAACCGCGAAGCCTTCGAGACCCTGAAGATGATCGAGCTGGGCCTGCAGGGGATGAACGAATACACGAGCTGGCTGCAATACAACTACGGCGCGGCGGTCAGCCTGAATATGAAATCCGACACGATGCGCAACTACGGCCAGCAGGCGCAGGCGGATCGGCGTACGCTGGAGGAGTTCATCGACCGCAAACAGCTCACCGGCAACGAACGCCAGAACCTCGAGCGCATCAAGCAGACCTGGCGCTCGGCAATGGCGCAGCCACTGCTCTGGGGCAAAGACCTGGAGCGCGAGCTGATCGACTACATGGAGCAGCACCAGGGCGAGTTCTACCGGCTCGGCGGGCTGTCGAAGTCCGACACCGTTCCGGCGATGCTCACGCCCGGCGAGTACGTGGTGAACAAGGGGGCCGTCGCCCGTTTCGGCGCGGGCTTCTTCGAGGCCATCAACAACCTGTCCGCGCCCGCGCAGGCCTTGGCGGGCCGCACGCTCGCCAGCGTGCAGGGATTTGCCAGTGGCGGCTTGGTGCAACCCACCGGCGCGAGCCTGCCGCGCCCATCCTTGAACGACGCCAGCGCACCCGCCCGCACCGTGCGCGTGGAACTCGCCGCAGGCGGCAGCAAGGTCGACGCCAGCATTGACGCGCGCGACGAGGCGCGCCTGCTGCAACTGCTGGACGCCGCTCGCGCCCGCACGGCCTGACGACCTTTCCGGAACTCCATCGATGCAACTGAAGAACCTCGCCACCGGGGTGGCTCTGCCATTGCCGGACGACTTGCTGTGGGCGGACGAACACGCGTGGTCGCCCGCCGTCACCGCTGTGTCCTACCTGCTCACCGGCGCGCTGCTGGTGCAGTCGGCAACAAAGCAGGCGGGCCGCCCGATCACGCTGGTCGGCCCCTCGGACATGGCGTGGGTGACGCGCGCGACCGTGGCGACCTTGCACAACTGGGCCGCCGCGCCGTTTTCGGCCAGCAGTGGCCGCTTCGAACTCGCGTTGTCCGATGCGCGCGCGTTCACGGTGGCGTTCCGCCATACCGACACCGCCATCGAGGCCGAACCCGTGCTGGGCTTCCCGGCCCAGTCCGACACCGATTTCTACCGCCTCAGCCTGCGGCTGATGCAGATCTGATCCACCGGAGAATTTCATGCCCATTCTTGCAGGCGACGTGAAGCTGGTCGCCAGTCAGGTGATGGACGACGTCGCCGAAGGTGGCGGCGCGCCCACCGCCAACGTCATCGTGGACGGCGCGAGCAACTCGCTGTTCAACGACATCTCGGAGCTGGATCGCGCGGGCGGCCGCGTCAACCTGCGCAAGGTCTTCGCCAGCATCCAGACCGACACCACCGACACCTATCTCGGCGGCAACGTGGTGGTGTCCGACCCGCCCGCCGATCCGCGCGTGGCCGTCACCATCTTTTCCACGGAGGAGGTGTTCGACCGCCGCACCAACGCGCGCGACCGCATCGAGGCCTACCTCAACAAGGGGTCGATGTGGAACGGCTTCCTGCTGGAGAACCACATCGCGGGCCAGCGCAGCATCCAGTTGTTCCAGCGCGTGGATGCCGAACTGCCGACCATCGGCAAGACCCTGTTCCTCGTGATGAACGAGGGGCTGGGCAACGAGTATTCGCAGTACATCCGCATCACCCGCATCGAGTCGGAGACGCGCACCTTCAGCTTTGGCTCCGGCAGCGGCATCCAGGACTATCAGGCGGTGGTCGTCACCTGCGATCTGTCGGATGCGCTGCGCTACGACTTCGCGGGTTCGCCGCCGGATCGCCTGTTCACGATGGCCAACGGCAAGACCAAGACCCGCGATACCGTGGTGGCCGACGCCGCCAAATATTGCGGCGTGGTCAAGACCACCCAGCCGGTCGCCATCGGCGATGTGGCCGCCAGCGTCACCAGCGTGTTCACACAGCTGGTGCCCTCGGCGCAGACGGAAACGCCGCTGCTCGATCTCACCGCAGGCGGCACCTCCGAAACCCTGATCGAATCCGACAACGGCACGGTGTCCTACACCACCTCGTTGGCGTTCAATGCATCGACCGTGCTCTCGGTCGGCAACGCCATCCAGCCCGGGACGCTGTCGATCACCGTCAGCGGCGCGACGCTCGTCGACAACGGCGGCGACCTGATGTCGGGCGCGACCGTGGTCGGCACCATCAACTACGGGCGCGGCCAGATCGCGCTGGCATCCAGCGCGCCGACCTACTCGGGCAGCAAGACCATCACCTTCCGGCCTGCCGCCGCGCCGATCCGCGTGGCCGACACGGCGGGCGTGCGGGTGGATATCGAAAACCGCTCGTACAACTACATTCTGACCATCGTGCCCAGCCCATCTCCGGGCACGGTGCAGGTGAGCTACCGCGCACAGGGCAAGTGGTACGACCTGCGCGACAACGGCGCGGGCGTGCTCAAGGGTGCCAGCCCCGAGTACGGCGTCGGCACGGTCAGCTACACCACCGGCACGGTGGCCGTCACCGTGGGCGCGCTGCCGGACGTGGGCAGCGAGATCGTCTATGCGTGGGGCGGCAAGGCCAACTACTTCAATCGATCCGGCGGCAGCATTGCGCCGCCAGCGGTGGCACTCCAGCTCTCGAATGCGGGCGTGACGCCAGGGTTGGTGACGATCACCTGGAACGACGGCACCGCCCGCACCGCCACCGATGACGGCAAGGGCGCGATCAGCGGCCACGCCAGCGGCAGCATCAACTACCAGACCGGCCTGATCCAGATCACGCCTGCCGTGCTGCCTGCGGGCGGCCAGACCTACAGCGTCGCCTACACCTGGGGGCCGCCCAACGAGGAAGAATTCCACGCGCCGCTGCGCAATGGCGACGGCAGCATCGACGTGGAGGTCGATTTCGATGGCCTGATCCCCGGCACGGTCGAGCTGGAGTGGAACCTGCTGATCGACCTCTACGAGTACATCTCGACCACGCCCGCCGAGTTGCAACTGATCCGCCAGATCGATCCGATCAAGATCGTCAAGGACGATGGCCTCGGCGTGTTGCGCGACCCGCAGGGCACGGCGTTCGGCACGGTGAACTATTCGACCGGCGTCGTTCATTTCGGCCCGGACACCACGGTGCGCATTCCGGTGGCGCGCTACAGCGTCACCCGCATCGGCTGGACACGCAACGCCAGCAACGCGCTGGTGCCGGTGTACCGCAACCTGTTCTCGCATTGGGAATACATCACGGCGGGCGCATCGATGCCCATCGACGAATCCGGCTGGGCCAAGGTGCGCTTTCGGGCGGCGGGCACCTCCAACGCGGTCAATGAGGGCTTCACCGCAGGCGCTCTGGTCATCGATCTGACGCCCAGCTTCGCCGAGAACATCGTGCCGGGCAGCATCAGTTTCACGCTGGGCGGAAAGACCTACTTCGACCGGCTGGGCAGCCTGTATTACGACCTGAATCCGGTGACGGGTGCGGCGACGCTGGCGGGCGGCATCAACTACGCCAACGGCGCAGTCAGCATCACGGCGTGGGTGCCCGCCGCCGCGAACGCGGTGGCGCTGCGCTCGCTGCTGACCACGCTGGACGGCACGCCGGTCGATGAGGTGACCTTCCGCGTTCCGGCCTCGCCGGTGCGGCCATCGAGTCTGCAACTGCTGGCCACGCGCCTGACCGGCGGCACGATCAACGTCAGTGCCAACAACAACGGCGACATCACCGGCACCGACGTGCTCGGCACCATCGACTACGAAACCGGCGTGGTGCGGGTGCGCTTCGGCGCGTGGGTCGTCGCCGCCGGGAACGAGGGGCAGATCTGGTACGACCCGGATGCGGTCGTCACCATCGACGGCGTTCCCAAAATCTTCAAGCCGGTGCCGGTGTTCGCCGACACCATCAAGTACAACGCGGTCGCGTATTCCTACCTGCCGCTGGACGCCGACATCATCGGCCTCGATCCGGTGCGTTTGCCGCAGGATGGCCGCGTGCCGATCTTCCGCGCGGGCGATTTCGCGGTGATCGGCCACACCGCCACGGTCGGGCCGCTCGTCGCCACCAGCGGGCAGGTCGTGGACTGCGGGCGCGAACGCCTGTCGCGCGTGCGCGTGCTCGACGGCAACGGCGCAGTCGTCACCGCCGATTACACGGCAGACCTCGAAGCCGGAACCGTGAACTTCGGTGTGGTCACCGGCTGGGTGCAGCCGATCACGGTGGAGCATCGCATCGAGGACATGGCGCAGGTGTCGGACGTGCAGATCTCCGGGCGACTCGCCTTCACTCGCCAGATCACCCACGACTACCCGGTCGGCGCGCACGTCTCCTCGGCGCTGGTGTCGGGCGACCTGCGTGCCTACGTCTCCAACCTGTTCGATCAGGCCACGTGGAACGGCACCTTCCTCGATGCCATCAGCGGCTCTGCGGCGACCGCCACCTACAACGACGTGCTGGCTCCCATCGTCGTCACCAACGCGGGCGCGATCACCGAACGCTGGGCGATCCAGTTCACCAACGCGACCTCGTTCAACGTCATCGGCGAACACGTCGGCGTGATCGCCACCGGCACCACGGGCAGCAACATCGCGCCGATCAACCCGGCCACCGGCAAACCGTACTTCACGCTGGCCGCCATCGGCTGGGGCTCGGGCTGGGCGACCGGCAATGTGCTGCGCTTCAACACTACCGGCGCGCTGTTCCCGGTATGGGTGGTGCGCACGATTCAGCAGGGGCCGGAAACCGTCACCAACGATTCTTTCACCTTGCTGGTGCGCGGCGATGTGGATCGTCCTGCGGAGGAAACGCCATGAGCAACAAGGTCAAGTGGATGCACAACGCCTTCGCGGGCGCACCGGTGCTGACCAACAACTGGGGCAGCCTGACCGCGCTGCTCGATGCCTGCCTCGTCACCGGCTTCAATCTCAAGACGGTGACGGCGCTCGCGCGAGTGGGCGACATCGTCACCGCGACCATCGGCACCGGCCACGGCTTCGTGGTCGATCAGGTGGTCTTGGTGGAGGGCTGCGACCAGCCGACCTACAACGGGGAGTTCACAGTCGTTTCCGTCACCTCGACCACGGTGAGCTTCCGCATCGCAGGCGAACCGGCATCACCCGCGACCACGCAGACCAGCATCACGATGAAGATCGCGCCGCTGGGTTTCGAGATCGTGTTCATCGGCACCAACAAGCGCGTCTATCGCAGCCCGAACCCGCTGTCGAACCGGCACTGCTTCCGCGTGGATGACAGCCTGCCCGAAGGCTACACCTCGACGTGGGCCAAGTTCGGGCGCGTGACCATCGCCGAGGGCATGGCCGATATCGACACCTTCGTCGGGGCGCAAGCGCCGTACACGCCGGGTGCGCCGACGCGCAACGAGGTGCCGACTGGCAGCGGCACATCGATGTACTCCGGATGGTTCAAGTGGTACTACGCGCGCTCGACCGCCTACGAAAACAACGGCGACAGCGGCGCAGGCGCGCGCAGTTGGGTGCTGGTCGGTGATGACCGGGGATTCTTCCTCGCCAATTCCTCTGGCCTTGGCGGCGACAAGCGCGTGCTGCACGCCTTCACCGACTTCGACAGCTACAAACCCGGCGACAACTTCGCGTCCTACCTGATCGCCACCGAGAACTACAGCCTCACCGGCAGTGGCAACTATTTCAGCTATCCCTCGCAATACGCCTATTCGGCCTACTCGCAGGACACCACCGGCAAGATTTGCCTGCGCGACCACACGCAGATCGGCGGCAACGTGCGCCTCGGGATGTTCTCGCTCAACGACGGCAACAACCAGAACGTGTCCGGGCGTTCCGGTGCCATTCCATTCCCGAACGGCCCGGACTACGGCCTGATCCTGCATCCGATCTACCTGCGCGAATCCAGTGGTGGCCATCTGCGCGGTACGCTGCCGGGGATGTTCTGGGTGCATCAGAACCAGCCCTACGGCCATCTGACGATGATCGACAACGTCATCGGTTACGAGGATCGCAAGTTCCTCTACGTCACGATGGACTACGGCAGCGAAGGCAACACCAGCGGCTTCATGTTCGACCTCACCGGGCCGTGGAGGCCCTGATTCGGAGGAGTGATACTAACTCGCGTTCAATGATATAGAAGTTATCCACTCGAATCCGGTCATCGATTGGGTTCTTGCTGGATCGGCTTCGAGATCTGCGATGCCATGGGTGAGTGCGATCTCGACAGCGTCGAGGTCGCAGAACACATGGTTGGCGAAGCAGTCCTCGCGTAGCGCTTGCCACAGATGCTCAGCCGGGTTGAGCTCGGGGCTGTACGGCGGCAGGAACATCAGCCGCATGTTCGGCGGCACAACGAGTGCGCCAGCGATGTGCCAGCCGGCTTGGTCCATCACCATGAAGACGAACTCGTCGGCGTGACGCCGGGCGACCTCGGCCAGGAACAGCGACATGGTCTGGGCGTTGACCCAGGGCAGCACGAGGCTGTCGAGAACGCCGTCGTGCGGGCTGACGGCGCTGAACGCATAGAGATACTTGCGCTGCAGTCTCGCGCCCACCACGGGACGCATGGGCCGCGGCGCCCAGCAGCGCCGCGGCATGCCGAGCAGCCCGAAGCGGCCCTCGTCCTGGAACATCAGCCGCACGCAGCGGCCCCGCTCAGCCTGGCGCGAGACCTCTTGGCGTACCGCGCGGCGAAGTTTTTTTAAAGGCGGCCTGCGCCGCGACGTCCGCTTTCGGGTGCCGGGGACGGGGTACAAGCTTGCGCCAGCCGTGGCGCTCCAGCAGCCGATACACCGTCGAAGGCGCTACCTCCTTGCCAGTGCGCTCCCGGTAGGCCTGCTGGATCTCGGCCACCGAGAGCATCCCGCCAGCCTCGGCGCGCTCGACAAAAGGCTCCAGCAGGTCAGTCTCCTGCGCCAGCGTGAGGTACTGGTGGCGTCGACCACCGCGGCGGCCTACCTCGAAGATCGCTTCGCCTTCCTTGGCCCAGCGCGAGTGCATCACATGCACCGTGGCAGTGGACCAGCCCAGCAGCTGGGCAATCTCGGCTGCCGAGCTACCCAGCGTGGCACGGATCAGCACGCATTGGATGCGCTGGTACTGCGCGTGGCTGGTGGCCTTCTTCAGTCTCTCGGCCAAGCGCTCCACGGTGGCCTTGTCGCCTACGATCAGACTCTTCATCCACGGCTCCTGAAAGTCCATGGAATGACATGATATCTAAATTATTGAACGCGACTTGGTATGAGCCGTGGCCTATCCATTCGAGCAGGACTTCGTTACTGGCATTCCGTCTGGCTTTGCCAGCAACGGCGGCGGTGGTGGCATCACGGCGACGTGGAATGAAGGGCAGCAGGCCGTCGATCTGGTGTTCAGCAACGCCCAGAACTTTTGGCGACTGACGGATGCGCCGCTGACCACGGACTTCTGGTTCGAGATGGACGTGGAGATCGTCGCTTCGGCGTCGCCACCGCCACACTTCGGCTTCTGGCTCTGGACGGGCGTGGCGACCTACGAAGGGCATCGCCTGTGCGTCTACAACAGCAATTGGGCGCATTCCTACTGGACGAGCGGCGGTTCCGAATACGACCAGATCACCGAGGCGTGGGCGGGCTGGGCCGTGGTCGGCGCGCGGCGCACGATCCGGCTGGAGATCAAGCGCCAAGCCAACCTCGGCGTATGGCTGCTGCAACTGTCGGTGGATGGCGAGATCGTCTGGCGCGACTTCAAGCGGTGGTATGCGTCGTTCCGCCCCTGCATCTTCGGCTACGGCATCACGCTGCGCCTGCATCGCGTCGCCGGTGATGCGGGTAGCGGGCTGGTGGACGCGCCGCTTCCCGCGCATCGCCGACTACCCATCGCGCTTGCGCACCGCATCCTCGTCCCCGACAACGCGGCGATGGTCGGTTACCACCATCGCGGGCTGCGGATGCTGGTCGGCAAGCGAAACCACTACTACCACGGCGACCACCGCATCGCGGGCACGGTGAAGCATCGCGTGAAGGGCGTCATCGCCGATGAGCCGCTCGCCCGCCGTGTGCTGCTGATCGACCAGGCCACCTACGTCGTGGTGCGCGAGACGTGGAGTGACGCCGCCAGCGGCGCGTATGCCTTCGACCACATCGACCCGGAGCCGCGCTACCTCGTCATCGCCTTCGACCACCAACGACAACATCGCGCGGTGGTCGCCGACAACCTGCGCGCGCAACCCATGACGGAGCCTTTGCCGTGATCCAGATTTCCACCGCGCTCAACGATTACCGCCTCAACGCCGTCGTCAACTTCCTCGCCATCGGCACCGAGAATGCGCACGTCCTGATCTACGGCGGTGTGCGTCCGGCTCTCGGCGCGACGCCGGGCGGCGACCTGCTGGCGACCATCGTGCTGGTCGAACCCATCGGAGAGGTCGAGGACGGTCTGCTCGCCATCACACCCACGGGCGAAGCCCTGATTGCAACCAGCGGCACCGCGACGTGGGCGCGCATCGTCAACGGCGATGGCGAACTGGCATGGGACTGCGACGTATCCGATCTCAACGGCACGGGCGAGCTGCGCCTGCCATCCACCACGCTATACGCCGGAGGCTACACCCGCATCGTGTCCGGCCTGCTGGGGTAGGCCATGAGCGATCCCGGCGATGCGATCCTCGCCGCCACGCTGCCGGAACTGAGCTTCAGCGCCACCGCCATCCCGAACGCCAACGCGTCGCTGATCGCAACACTGCCTGCGCTCACCTTCAGCGCGAATGCGGCGACATTGGGCAGTGCATCGCTGGCCGCCACGTTGCCCACGCTGATATTCACGGCGCAGGCGGCGACGGTCACGGATGTGGCGCTGGCGGGAGCCTTCCCGCCGCTGGTGATGGTGACCGAGGCGCGCTACCAGTCCTACGCGGTGCGTCCGGTCGTGGGCCAGAGCGCGACCCGCTGGCAGCACGCCGCCAGCCACGACGCCGGAGCCGAGGATCGGCGCGAGCCCACGTCGCGCCAACTCGATGCCACACGCGCTCGGTGGCAGAGTGCTGGGTCGTGGGTGGTCGGCGTAGAGAGCCGCCGCACCAGCACGCGTGTGCGCGCGACTCTGCTCAGGCGCTCGTGGCATCAGGACGCCGCGCCAGTGCAGACCGGTGGGCTGGCAGGACACGCAGACGCCATCCGGCTGCGCACGGCGCGTGACTCGACCTTCGAGGACGCTATGCGCTCCGAGTGGCTGCGCTGGGCGCTGCGGCATCAGGATGGCTGGCGTGATCGCCGGTTCGTCGCCACCTCGCGCTTTGAGGGCGCACGGCGGCACGCGGGGCACTTCCACGCCGAGGAAGTCCGGAGCGCGGTCTACCTGCGCCGTTGGTGGAGGGCGTTCTTTCAGGCGGCAATGCGGCCCTTGCCGGGACGTCATCCCACGGTGCCGTTTGTGCCGCCCGTGGCTGCGGCCTGCTACGCGCCGAACGCGCATCTGTTGTTCATCGAGGATGCCGCCACCGACGGCGACCTGTTGTTCGTCTGCGAGCACGACATCCCGAACGACGGGTCGGTGCTCGTGCCCAACCGGAGGGTGTATTTCGTGATCAATGAGGTGACGCTGACGCGCTGGCCCGAAGGGACGCCGGTGCCGGTGCTGGGCCTGTCGCTGTCGCTGGATGCCGATTCCTGGGCGTGGGGCTTCGAAGCCACGCTGCCGCTGATCGCCGAACCGCTGGTCGTGCCCGCCGAGGGCGCGTCGCCAGTCGAGCTGATCGCCACGGTCAACGGCACCACCTTCCACGTGCTTGCCGAGAACCTGAGCCGCGAGCGCGTGTTCGGCGACGCCAGCATCCGCATCTCCGGGCGCGGACGCAGCGCGGCGCTGGCTGCACCGTATGCGCCGGTGATCGCCTTCGCCAACACCGAACCGCGCAGCGCGCAGCAGTTGATGGAGGACGTGCTCATCTTCAACGGCATCCCACTGGGCTGGACGGTGGACTGGGCGCTGACCGACTGGCTGGTGCCCACCGGCGTGTTCGCCAAGCAGGGGACGTGGATCGAGGCGCTGACCACCATCGCTGCTGCTGCAGGCGGCTACCTGTTGCCGCATCCGTCCGAGAAAATTCTCCGCGTGCGCCATCGCTACCCGGTGATGCCGTGGGAGTGGTGGACAGACGTGACGCCGGATTTCGTGCTGCCGGTGGACACGGTCGCGCGCGAATCGCTGCGCTGGATCGACAAGCCCGCCTACAACCGCGTGTTCGTCGCCGGGCAAGAGGCGGGCGTGCTCGGCCAGGTCACGCGCGCAGGCACGGCAGGCGACGTGCTCGCGCCGATGGTGGTGGATGCGCTCGTCACCCAAGCGGCGGCGGCACGGCAACGTGGTATCGCCATCCTGTCCGACACAGGCCGCCAGATCGAAGTGACATTGCGCCTGCCGGTGCTGCCGGAAACCGGAATCATCGAACCGGGCGCGTTCGTCGCCTATCAGGACGGCGGCGTGGCGCGGCTCGGCATCGTGCGCTCGACGCGCATCGAGGCCGGATTGCCGGAGGTGTGGCAGACCCTCGGAGTGGAAAGCCATGCATAACCTCTACCAGCAGTTCCGGCAGTTGCTTCCCGACGCACCGCTGCAGGCAGGCACGGTGCTGGAAGTCGGCTCCGGCGTTGTCCTGATCGTGCTGCCCGGCGGTGGCCTGATCCGCGCGCGCGGCGACGCCACCGTCGGCCAGACCGTGTTTGTCCGCGACGAGGTGATCGAAGGCGTCGCGCCTTCGCTGCCGCTGGAAATCATCGAAATCTGAATCCCGTTCCCTTCTGCTCACCCCCGAACCCGCCTTGGTGCCCCGTGCATCAGGCGGGTTTTGCATTTCTGGAGACCTGCAATGACCGACGAAACCCAACCCGCCGCCCTCGTGGAAAACATGCTGCTCATCCGACGCGAGGACTTCGACGAACTGCTCGACCGTGCCGCCGAGCGTGGTGCCGAACGCGTGCTGGCCCACCTCGGGCTGGAGAACGGACACGCCGCACGCGACATCCGCGAACTGCGTGATCTGCTGGAGGCGTGGCGCGATGCCCGCCGCACGGCGTGGCAGACCACCGTGAAAGTCATCACCACCGGCCTCCTGGCCGCACTGGTAGTCGGAGCTGTCATCAAGTTGAAGCTGATGGGAGGCCCGCAATGACCACCCGCAAACTCTGCCTGCTGGACGACTGGCGCAAGATCGCGCGGCGCGCATGGAGCATTCGTCTGTCCATCGTCGCGGCGATCTTTACGGCAGCGGAAGTGGTGGTACCGCTGTTCGGCGACGTGTTGCCGCATGGCGTGTTCGTGCTTCTCGCCTTCAGTGCCAGCATCGGCGCGGCCATTGCGCGGCTCGTCGCCCAGCCGGAGATGCACCGATGATCCGCCCGCCATCATCACCCACTGCGCGACGCACCGTGGCTGCGCTGACCCTGTCCGCCGCCGCCCTGGTCGGCATCGTGCTGCACGAGGGCTACACCGACCGCGCGGTGATCCCGGTCAAGGGTGACGTGCCGACCATCGGCTTCGGTACCACCACCGACGTGAAGATGGGCGACACCACCACGCCGCCGAAGGCGCTGGCCCGCGCGCTCACCGATGTGCAGCAGTTTGAGGGCGCGCTCAAGCAATGCGTCACCGTGCCGCTGGCCCAGCACGAGTACGACGCGCTGGTGAGCTTCTCCTACAACGTCGGCAGCCGCGCGTTCTGCCAATCCACGCTGGTCAAGAAGCTGAACGCCGAGGACTACACCGGGGCTTGCGCCGAACTACTGCGCTGGCGCTTCTTCCAGGGCAAGGACTGCGCGCTGCCTGCCAATGCGCGCCTGTGCGGCGGGCTGGCCACGCGTCGACAGACCGAGTACCGGCAATGCCTCGGGGAAGCGCAATGAGCCTGTTTCCTTGGCCGTACCGCTGCCTGGCCCTCGTCCTGCTCGCCGCTGCACTGATCGGCATCGGCTGGATCAAAGGCGCCGCACACGTTCAGGCGCAGTGGGACGCCGCCGTCCAACAGCAAGCGCTGCAAACCTCGGCCACGCGCCTGCGTCAGGCCGAAGCCACCGTCAAGGTCGTCACCGAATACGTCAACCGCGTCCGCGTCGTCCGCGAGAAGGGCGACACCATCATCAAGGAGGTTCCCATCTATGTGCCCGTTCAAGCCGATGCTGCTTGTACTATCAACCGTGGCTTTGTGCGCCTGCACGACGCTGCCGCCGCCAGTGAACTGCCCGAACCCGCCGGAGATGCTGATGCGCCCGCCGCAGGCATTGCGCTCTCTGCCGTCGCCGGAACCGTTGCCGTCAACTACCAGATCTGCCACGAAAACGCCGAGCAACTGAGGGCGTTGCAGGCGTGGATCGGGGAGATGGCTGCCACCGCGAAATGAGAAGTCCTTGGGGAGCAAACTATCAAGCCTGAACTGCGGCGTTGGGTCTATGGCGGCGGGCGAGTGCTGCCGGGTCTCGTAGCGCGGCAGAAATACCCCTGATCCTGCATCCACGGCGGGCTTATCGGCCTGTTCTAGGCACAATGAGCATAATCAGAATAGACTATGCTTCAAGTGCATTATCTAAATGGGCAAGATCGTGGCATTCGAGAGCGTTGAAGAACTCATCAAGGCGGCGCGAAATGGGCGTAGCCAGAAGGAATTCGCCGAATTGCTGGGCGTGGATCAGTCGATGGTGAGCAAATACGAGCGCGGCAAAGCCAACCCGCAACTCCACATCATCAACCGCTGTATGCGTCTGGTGCATACCGCCGAGGGCGAGGCGGCACCGTCGGCGGAACAGCTCGCCGACCGCGTGCGCGAATCCTTAGCCGACCCGAAGTTGGGTCAAGTGCGCTCGGCGCTATCCCGCTTAGTGGACGCCTTCGCGTCCGAAAACGCGCAGGCCCGCTCGTCGGGCGCTGCGCCGCAATGACATAGGAGGCCGTATGGCAACGCAATCAACCATCGAATGGACGGAGCAAACGTGGAATCCGACCACCGGCTGCACCAAGGTTTCGCCGGGTTGCAAGCACTGCTACGCCGAAGTGATGGCGCGGCGGCTGCACGCGATGGGCGCGCCCGGCTACGAAAACGAGTTCAAGCTCACTGTGCATGAAAACCGGCTGGAACAGCCGCTGCTGCGCAAGAAGCCGACCACGTACTTCGTAAACAGCATGAGCGACCTGTTCCACGAGGCCGTTCCGGACAAGTTCCTCGACCGCGTGTTCTCGATCATCGAGGCCACACCGCACCATACCTACCAAATCCTCACCAAGCGCGCCGAGCGCCTGCCTGAGTATTTCGCGCGCCGGGCTTGCCCGCAGAACGTGTGGCTGGGCGTATCGGTGGAGGACAAGAAGTACGGCGTGCCGCGCATCGACCATCTGCGCAAGGTGGACGCGCACATCCGCTTCCTTTCGGTGGAGCCGCTGCTGGAGGACTTGGGTCGCATCAACCTGCGCGACATCCACTGGGTGATCGTCGGCGGCGAATCAGGCCCTAAGGCTCGCCCGATGCGCGAAGAGTGGGTGGCGAACGTTCAGGTGCAAGCCGAGGCTGCTGGCGCGGCGTTCTTCTTCAAGCAGTGGGGCGGCTGGGGCGCGGACGGCGTCAAACGCCACAAGAAGGCGAACGGGCGCATCTTCCGTGGCCGCACATGGGACGACTACCCGCAGCAGGCTGCGGAAACGCTATAACGTGTCCAGAATGTCTTTGGCGATCTTCATCGCCAACCCGTACGCCCTTGGTGTTGGATTGGACGCCGCGAAGTAGAGCGCGAAAAGTGGTGCGCCGCTCGGGTTCTTTGAATCGCCTCCCTGATACAGCACCTTGGGTTCGGTAACAGCAGGGAACAACCCCTTCAATCGCTTGGACACGAACTCCAACATCTGCCAGTGATCGGTTTCACGCACATCGCCATTGCTGCCGCCGAACAGATCGGTCTGCCGGTTCTGAGCGTAAAACGCTTGACGCCATTCATCGGTGCCGAGCACGCGCGTCAACGATGTTTCCTTGTCGGCATCCAGCGCGTCGGCATTCTTGGCTGCCTGTCGGTACAGCCCGGCATATGGGAATAGATACCAGACATCTATTGCGCCAGTCTTGGAAATCGCTTCCAGCGTCGACCATTCAACGTGCATTCCGAACGGATCGAGAAACAGCACGGCCCGTTCGCTGTTCCACTGATGCTGGCTGCACAGCGTTTTCAATGCTGCGTTGGCATCGCTTTGGATCACTTCGATGGCCTTACCCGGGAATTCCGCCCCAAGCGCATTCAGGGCCGCTAGCTTCTTCGGGCGCAATTCGATGAAGCAGAACTTGTGGAACGATGGGTTGGCCGTCAATGCCCTGCGTGCGGAACCATCGATGCTCTTCCTCTCACCGTCCACCTTGATCTCGCAACGGCCCGTACCAGCAAAAGCATCGATGTAGAGCCGAGTAAAGCTCTGTTTGCTGAGGGCCGTGTTGAAAGCTACGAGATACTTCTCCAACGCCTCCAGCTTGATGCGCGTCCAGGCACCCCCAAAAGAATGCTGATCCTCTGAATTCCTTTCGAGATCGTCGTCAAGCAGTCCGTCGTCTCCATCGATCAGTTTTCCCAT